TGTTCAAATCTTTTTCGGTGAGAATTAGGAATTGCATTCCGTGTTTCATTGCGAATGCTTCTGCTGCTTTCCATTTTGCTAAGTTCTTAGAATACGTTGAAACCTCATTTAACATAGTCTTTTTTCTCCTTCCCTTTGAAATCTTAGGAGGCTTGGTTTGAGATGATGGTTTGATTTCAATTAAACAAGTGGCAATAGTGTTATCTGCTCGCTTAACCTTTATCCAAAAATCCACGAAATATCTATGAGATTTACCATCCCCTTCCCAGAAATATGGAACTACTATTTCCTCTGATGCCCAAGAAATCACGTCTTGGTGTCTATCGCACCATAACATGAACTTTCGTTCAAATGAAGAACGATAAATGATTTGTGAAACATCCCCCACATATTTTTCTGGATGTTTTGGATTGAATTTTCCTTGAAGGAAGTTGAAAGCCACGGTTTCTCGACGATAAATAGTTGATTACAAGTTATTTATCGGTGGTCTCAAAATGTCGTTTGATTATACAACTCTTTCAATGCCGACACCAACACAGGCAGAACTACAAGGCGACAAAAATCCAAGTAGCGATGCCCCACCTACGAACAGTGGCAAACCAGTAGTGGAGGGGTTGACCGCACTCGGAAATAACTTGAAGTTCCCATCGGACCTTGGATCAGATGGAAATTCTCATAGTGTCACTTTCTTCATTAGTGTAGTCGAGAATAACCAGAATAAAAAGAGTTACGGGGATAGAATTTCAAGCGATTCTCCCTTATATCAACGAGATAGTTCGACTTCGGTGAGTAAAATGGTTTCAGACGTTAGTTCAGGAAAAACAATTACAAGTTACAAGAGGTTGAAGAATACTATTCGGCTTCCATTTCCAGATAATATTGTGACGAACTATGTTTTGAATTGGGATCAGGATGCAGCTGGACTTGCATTAGAACTAGGAGCAGCCATTGACGGAATCGCTGGTTCAGAAAAGAAAACGAAGGATGCAATAAAGATTGCTACCACCTATGCTATTCATGGTGCGGGTTCGATGTTAAATTTCGTGGGCTCAGACTCCCTAGCCAATGCTGCTCAACTTGGAACTAAGCAAGTTAGAAATCCAAGAATTGAAGTATTATTTAAGGGAGTTAATAATAGAACATTCGATATGAGTTGGGATTTCTTTCCGTCAAACGAACAGGAAGCAGCCGATATTAGAATGATTCTTCAATCGTTCAAACATCATGCTCACCCAGAACTTGTAGATGGAACTGCTGGAGCATTCTTCCTTTATCCATCGGTTTTCGATATTGAACTACGAACTGGCGATGTACAGAACCCGTGGTTATTCCAAACATCGACCTGTGCATTAACTAACATTTCAATCAACATGACGCCAACTGGAACATGGAATGCAGTTGAGGGAAGCAACAATCAAACCTTTCCAGCACCAGTTGGATATTCATTGACATTGAGTTTTATGGAAATGGAAGTTCTTACAAAGAACAACATACAAGAAGCATGGGCCGAAAGTTCTTCTAAAGCTGGATCAGATATAGAGTTGAGGTTCTAAATGTCAATCGACTATTTTAGCAATTTCCCAAGCATCTACTATTTTTTCAATGGAGACGAGTCAACTGCAATTAAGGTTCCTCATATCTTAAGAAGATTTAAGATATTGGATTTCTACGAAAAAAATCCAGATTTATTTGATGAATATTTTGTTAATGATGGTGATAGACCAGATTTGATTGCATTGAAATTATATGACAATTCATATCTATACTGGTTGATATATCTAGCAAACTCAATCGTAAACCCAACAGATTTTCCGAAATCGTCATATGAACTGGATCGGTTTGTTGAGATGAAATATGGTGTCGGAAATCAATTTGGCATTCATCATTATGTAAATAATGTTGGACACGTAGTAGACGCAACCGATCCTCAGGCAACAATTGTTACTAATATCATGTACGAAGAATCCTTGAACAATGCAAAACGGTCAATCAGAGTATTGAAGCGAAAATATGTAGATTATATTTTGCGTGAAGTTTCGAATATTGTGCAAGATTTAGAATCTAGGAAATTGTAGGTAATGGCAACTCAATTCTTTCCTGCCCAAATAAAAATCAATAAGATTCTCATTATAAATGAGAACGATGAAGTCGACATCACTCCAATTATTGGTGAATTGAGCATATTTGAAGATATCTATTCATCCTGTGTTACTGGATCTATATTTGTAACTGACTCGTTTGGGCTGATTCGATATTATCCATTAACTGGGCAAGAACGTCTTTATGTTGAATTTGACAATGCGTCATCTTCGGAACCGTTGAAGTTTAACTTTTGGATTTATTCGGTAACTAATAGAGAAACTATATCAGACACTCTCGAATCATATTTAATAAATTTTGGCTCATTGGAAATGATCGCAAACGAGGCATCCAATGTTTCGTTCGCAATGACAGGTCTATATTCAAACATGGCAGCAAAGGTATTTGAAACATTAAACACTAACAAAAAATTTGATATTGAAGCGACAAAGCAAGATTCTATCTACCATGTTATATTTCCGATGTGGAAACCATTTAAAGCATTGAATTGGTTGGCGAGCAGGGCGTGCACAACTGCTGGTGCTGCTGGATTTATGTTCTTTGAGACAATGAGTGGGTTTAAATTTCAAAGTATTAAGACTTTGCTTCGTGCTCCAATTGCGACTTATAAGAACCCAGCAACTGGAAAAAATGATGAAATACGTTATTCATATGAGCCAATGAAAACTGGAATCATTGACCCATTTACAGTGTCAACATATGAGATTGTGAACACGTTTGATACTCTTAGTATGTTTGAATCGGGGCTTGCGTCGTCTACATTATGGGTCCATAACGATTTAGAACGCAGAGTGGAAAGACACAGATTAGATTATCTCGACTTTTATGACGATTCAAGCAATGAACCGTCAAATAATCCATTAGTCTATACCAAGACAATTTTTAAGTCAGCATTTGAAGAACGGGATTCTTCAGTTAACGTAAAGAATTATGTTCAAACAAGCACGTTCAATCCTACTAATTACTATCTACGAACTCAGATGTTGAGAGAAGCATCCAATTATGTTCGACTTAGGATGAATGTTCCTGGGTTTTTTGATCTTCGATGTGGAATGAACATTCATCTTCAACTTCCGAATGTCGGAGCTGACCAGAGATCGGACGAAGTTACAACAAAAGAAGAACACAAAGACCCGTTGTTGTCTGGAAAATGGATGGTGTCTGCTGTTAGACATATCGTAAATCTTGAGGGTTACCGAATGTCAGTTGAACTAATCCGTGATGCATATAATAATCCAAAGGTTCCATTATCAACTACCACGCCCTAAAGGACATGGCTTGCCCACTCCCATGACCAACCAACGTATCAACATTGGATCTTTCGATTTTACTAGTCATTTTCTGTAGGGCCACTGGGATTTCTCCCATGTCGCCTATTGCATGCGACTTCATTGCTTCTCCGTAACAGTCGGACTGACCGACCTGGAGGATGTTTAATGCAGCATTTAAATCACGGTCATGGTTGACACTACAAGACGGACAAGTCCAATTACGAATAGAGAGGTCAAGTGTTTCAAGTTCATGACCGCAAGAGCTACAGGTCTTGCTACTTGGATACCAACGATCGATTCGATGATATGTGCGACCAGCCCAAGATGATTTGTACTGGATCATCTCAGACAAAGTTGACCACGCCACTTCGTGGATCGCTCGACTTAACTTCCTGTTTTGTAACATATTCTTACTCGACAAGTCTTCGACATAGATAGAATCGTAATTATCGACTAGATATCTGCTAACTAGATGATAATATTCATTTCTTTGTCTTGTACTCTTCGAATAAAGACGTGCTACCTGGAGTCTTAAAGATTCGTGATTTTTACTGCCTTTGATAGTTCTCGCGAACTGTCTTTGTTTTGCTTTCAACAATTGCTTGGTTCTCGCAATGTTCGGCAATTCGTCTGGCCTCTTGAACTTTAACCCATCTGAAGTGATAAGCAAATCCTTGAGACCTAGGTCACAACCGACTTCCCGATAGGTCATCGGTCTTAGTGCTACTTCTGTTTCTACTAAAATTGACGCATAATATCTTCCGTCAGGGTTTCTCGAGATCGTGGTTGTCTTGATGACAGAACCTTCTGGAATTTTCCTATGGATGGATGCTTTGACTGACTTTAGTTTTGGTATTTGTAACGAACCGTCTTCATTAATTCGAACATTACGAGTTCGATATGATTGGCGCGAATTCTTGTTCTTGAACTTCGGTGGAGAAATCTTTGGACCTTTTCTCTTACCAGTAACCGACTTAAAGAAATTGTCGTATGCTTTTGTTAGATCTTCGGCAGAATATTGTAGTGCGTTTATATCGACTTCGCGCAGCCATTCCTTTTCATCTTTTAGTTTAGTAATGTCTTTGTTGATGTCGAAATTACTTAAATTCTTTTCGTTGTTTTTGTATCTGGTTTGCTGCACTTCCAAATAATGGTTGAAGATCACTCGCTTGCAGCCAAAGGTTTTACTCAAGAGGACTTCTTGGTCTTCTGTTGGATAAATCCGATATTTGTACGAGATAAATTGTTTCATATACGTATATTTATATAATTGTTCAACTTTGACGAAATTGTTTCACTAATAAATACTATTAAGCACGCTTTATATCCTTGGCCTAATGGCCAAGGTTTTACGACGCCATTTGATAACGAAGTCCAATATGAAACTGTATTATGCCTGTGTAGAAAGTCGGAATGACCCAGATAAGTTGGGTCGTTGTCGTGTTCGAGTAGTTGGTGTCCACACCGACGACAAAACAGTTCTTCCAGTAAAAGATCTTCCTTGGGCACAACCAATTCAGCCGATAACAAGTGCGGCAATGAATGGGATTGGCCATACACCAATGGGTCCAGTTGAGGGAACGTGGGTTGTAGTGGTTTTCAAAGACGATGGATCGTTTCAAGAACCGTTAATCCTCGGGACTATCGGCGGAATTCCAGCCGACCCACATCTTCTTCCAGAAAGAACTGACAATCTAGTCACCGACGCATTCGGGTCAACAACCAATGCACCCGACCCGACAACGGTTGGGTTGACTTCATATAATCCAGACGATGTTTCTGGCGGTGGCGCCGTTCAGGTTGATTCGAATGGAAACCAAATCAACACAACTCAGATTTTAACTCCATCTAATTCTCCCAGTTCAACTCAATCTTCGACTTCATCTGGTTCTATGCTGGACAAGATTGGAGAATTGACTGCAAAGCGCGAATCTGGAAATGTCCCTACCATGGTAAATGATTATCTTGGTAAGGCTAAAGGAGATTTAGGTGGAGCGTCATATGGATGCTTCCAGTTTGCGTCTTATATGCCGCCAACAAGTTCTGCTAGGCAGAATGCTCTTTCAAAGGGAAAATCTCCAGTCCTTCAATTCGTTGAATCGTCTGGATATTCATCGACGTTTGCTGGGATGACACCAGGAACTCCAGCATTTGACAAGGCATGGGTTTCTCTTGCATCTGACCCGAACTTTAAATCAAAGCAATATGAATTTGCTAGATCGGTCAACTATGCACCGCAAGTTCGTAAAAATCCAGATTTAGGAAAGCGTGGATATCCAATTCAAGAAATGTTGTTTTCGATTGGAGTTTGGCTTGGCCCCAATACATCAGTCGTTACGAAAGCGTTGAATGGAAAAGATATTTCGACGATGTGTGACTCGGAAATCATCCAGACGTGTTTTGACTATATTAAGAACAATGTTCAAACACTTTTTAGAAGTAGCCCGAGTTATTGGAATGGTATTAGGAATCGTTGCACATCCGAAGCTGCCGAACTAATCGCACTATGCGATGCTTGTGGAGAACAAACAGAGAAAGCGCCAACTATTCCTCCAATTGGACAAGAAGACATAACGCCAGCACAGCAAGCCGAAAATCAAAGAAGATTCCCACCTCCCCCTGGTAGACAAAAAGTTTCTGACAAATTAGGGTTTAGAGACCCACAAGAATACTACCCAAGAAAGTCTTGGGTTGGAGAATCCGATGTTCATCGGTTGGCAAGAAATGAAAAAATTGATAACACTATTGTTCGGGTTAAAGAACAGAATAGAGTAACTAACGTAAACGTTGCATGCGGCGGAGTCTGGGAAGAACCGAAAAGTAAATATAATACGAAATATCCATTAAATCACGTGACATGCACGGAATCTGGCCATGTAATTGAATTGGACGATACGGTTGGAGCGGAGAGAGTTCAAATTTATCATCGCCAGGGATCGTTCATTGAATTCCACCCAGATGGTAATGTTGTTTTTAGAACACAACATGATAACTTTGAAATCAACCTGAAAGACAAGAAGATTTATGTTGGCGGAGATTATTCGCTTTCGGTAAAGGGGAAGATGAATTTTTTAAGTGACGATGATATGACTTTTGAAACAAGAGGCAATTTCAAAATATCTTCGAGAAAAAATATTGAGATCATAGCGAATGAAAGCGCACTTCTAACTGGAAGTACCGCAGCGGTTTCAGCAAAAGGCGATGCATATTTAAGTGGCTCAACTGTTCATATTTCCCCAGAGCCAGAAATCCTTAGACCATGTGGAAAGGGATGTTATAAGATATATGACCCATCTTCGTTTGGAACAAGAGACGCATGTGACGATACTTTAAGTGTTTCCGTAAATAAAATGGTTCTGGATGATGGAACGGTTGAATTCTATGAAAATGACTCAGACGAGACTGTTCCAAAAAATGAAGAGTCTGAAGCAATTTCAAATGGAATGACTGAAATGCAAAGTCAAGATGCGGCGGCGGCAACTCCAACCACTCCAGAACCTACCCCGCCTGGAATCCCGGACGATGTTATAACTGACGATAGATTATCCACACATTATTGGGTGAAAGATTTAGCAAAGAATGGATTAAAGGCACAATATGATTTGACAGAACACCAAATACTCGAAAATCTTAGGGTTCTTGCGACGACTGTTCTTGAGCCATTGTTAGCAATTTATGGGTCTAGAATGAAAATAACATCTGGTCTCAGATATGGAAATACTCAAGCTGGAAATGGTAGAG